GGGAGACTGAGGGCGGACTGAAGGCTACTCCTCTCATTGCAGGTGCCGCTGGTGGATTCGTAGTACAGAATGGTCGCTGCGCAGGTTATCCTTATGTAGTGACTCACTACCTCAACACCGAGCTCAACAGCGCAGGCTCTCTCGTTCCTTCTGAAAAGAAGTACATCGGTATCGGCTATTTCGAGTGGTTCGCTCTCCAGCAGCACGGGTCGGTCCGCATGATAACGGATTATTTCACCGGCGCAAAAAAGAACGTCACTCAGGTCACTTTGAACACAGCCTGGTCTATGACCGACCTTTCGAAGAAGATCAACGGTGCCAACAACGTGACTCAGGCATTCGCAGTGTACGAGGTTGTTGAAGCAGAACCTACAACCGAGTAGAATCTCACGCTCTTTTTCTCTGGTTTCCTCATAGTTCCATGAGAACCGACGGGAAGGCTCCGAGGTAACAGCCGGAGCTAACCCTCGGAAACCAGAAGGGAGAGAATGAAAAAATGAAAAAGTAAAAAGTCAAACTGATAGACAATGCTCAGACTTGACAAGATATTCTTTGATGCCATTACGTCCGATGAAGATTTGATGAAGGACATTGGCGGTCGTGTGAAATCCACTTGCTTTGAAGTCCCGCCTGACGAGCAAGACAACACGCCACTTCCATACATTCTCATCATTGATGAAGGCAAGCAGCCTTCTCAGACGACGAAGGACGACGAATGGATGCCGAGCATGTGGAGCGTTGGTGCAGGTGTCGAGGTAGGTGGAAAAAGTCCTAACGATGTGGATGAGCTGGTAATGAAGGCGATGAAAGCAATCGCTAATCATATCGGCAACCTTGCGAATCATGGTGAGGAAGTTCCTTGGTTAAATGAAGGCTTTCCACAGACGCAAGGCGTAGCGTGGGATTGGACGAAGCCATGCTATTATGACATCGCACACTATCAGTGCGACGTAATGAATACAAACGACGATGAACAAGACGAAGACTGAAACTCCCGCCTTTGAGGTTGGCAAACCAATCAAGGTAGAAGCTGCCACACGCGAAGAAGTTGCCGAAAAGCTGAAAGCATTACGCAAGGATGCAGAAGGAATGACGGCTCAAGGCGGATTCATTGAGTACGACGGCGGGGAGAAATTCTCGGCTGTCATCAAATTTGTTAAATAATTAATTGTTGAAGAATTATGGCACTCACAAAAATTATGGGACAGAACTTCCGCGCATTTGTCGGCGGTTCTGCCGTACCTGAAGCCACAAACTGCCAAGTGACGATTCAAGGCAACCTTGAAGACAGCACTACAAAAGACAGCGAAGGTGGATGGAACGAGGAGCAGATGACCTCGAAGCAATGGAGTGTGCAGGTTGACGATGTGGATGCCTCACTTGCCACGCTTCGTGCGCTCATCACACGCTTCAACTCTGACTCTAAAACCACCGTCGGCTGGGATCAGACTGAGACAACAGCAGGCACCCAGAACAGAACAGCAGCAAATGCAGATTTCGCCCGCAGTGGTTCAGCTATTTTGAATGATTTGTCTATCAACGCCAACAACCGAACAACGATACAGGTGAGCTGCCAGTATCAAGGCTCAGGAGCTTTGGCATAAATCTCGCTGAATTATGGATAAAGGACAACATCTACGCCTCGTATTCCCTGAGGGGACAGGCACAGTGACCAACTATTTTGTGGCACTTGCTACTGATTTGACCGTGCATTTTTCGGCAACCACCGAGGACAGCTCGACTAAAGACACAACAGACACAACAGGAGCTTGGAATGAGTATGACGTGACAGCACGCAGTGGAGACATTCAATTTGGCGCACTTGTCGGAACTGGCACAGACGCAACCGGCAAGGCTTTCGCTGATTGGATTGACAAGGTGAGCGACGACGTGATTCCTTGGAAGCTGGTAACGGTGAACAGCACTAACAACCGCACCATCGTTAAGACGGTGTGCAGCGGCAACGGTAAGCTCTCTAACTTGCAAGCAAGCGCACAGAACCGGCAAAAAGCAACCTACTCAGGAACTCTTAACATGTACGGACCTGTTACCGTCGGAACGGACTAAAACATCTATCAACCGCTCGCCTGTTGCACTGGGGTGTATTCGATAGCAGACGGGCGGTTTTATTAACTTTTAAATAAAAAGGAACTATGAAGACTAAAGAAATAACCATTTGTGGCAAGCAGGTGACGCTTGCTTATTGTTACGCAACAGAGATTGCCTTTCGCAATTTTACCGGCGTTCCCATTGATGAGTTTGACCCAAAGAACCCCGAACAAGCCATTTATCTTCTGCTTGCAAGCATTCAATCGTATTGTTTGGCAAACGACACGAAGCCTATCATTCAGGACACCGACTTAATGTATAATGCCAAGTCAGCGGAACTTATAGAAGCCGTCAAGACTGTCTTTGAACTCAGGAAAGAATGGTATAACTTGCCAGCAGGAGAGGCGGATATCGACAAGCAAGAAGAAAAGGAGGGCGAAGAAAAAAACGCCTGACAGCCCACGACCTCTTTGAGATTTTCGTGGGCGAAATTGGAATCCCTCGCAAAGATTTCCTCTACGTTTTGAATTTTTGGGAAGCACGTCGCATCCTTCGCGGCTACCAAAGAAGGAAGCGTGACATTTGGAGTGCCGCGAGATGGTCAACATATTATTCTATGCTGGCGACAGTTGGAAGTGATGGGATGAAGAAGGCGGGAATAAACAATCCAAACGACCTGATTAGTTTTCCTTGGGACAAAGAACCAACTCCAGCTATCACAGAAAACGAAGTTGCAGACATGCAAGCTGAAATGGCCATGCTTAATGCTCAATTAAAAGAGAAGCCGTAATTATTTCGGCTTCTCTTGGTTTTGGTAATGTTCGTTCAAATCAATAATGCCCCACTCAGTTGGCGGATCAGGCTCCCTTGGATCATCGTCCTTATTGCAAGCATAAAGCGACAGAACCAGAAAGCAAAACAATATCTTCTTCATGGCTTTTTCTTTTTCTGTTTGTTTATTTTCTTTGCAATCATATCAAAATCTTCATGCACGGACTCCGCAAGCACCTTTGCATATCTCTGCGTCTGTTTGATGTTGGAATGTCCAAGCATCTTTGCCAGGTTTTCTATCTTCACACCGTTACGAAGCATATAGGTGGCGAATGTGTGACGGGCAAGGTGAGAGTGCAGAGGAATCGAGATACCGATTGCCATACCGACTTCTTTCAGCTCTCTATTATAAACTTGATTTGCCATCTTTGGCACTTGCCAATCGTTCCGCTTCAGCACTTCTACAGCCGGAGGTAGCAACTGATTAACGAATGGCTGTCCTGTCTTAATACGACTGCTCGTAATGCACCATTTGCCACCGACCTTCTTATAGTTCCCGATGTCGAATACTTGCGTATCTGAGAACGACAGACCCGTGTACATTTGGAAAATAAACAAATCCCTTGCTCGCTCCATCCACGAACCAGGTGCAGGCGTGAATTTCTCAATCTTCGCCATTTCGTCCTCTGTCAAGTATTCAGTGTTCTGTTTTGTTCCGCGAGAGAACTCGCCACGCATACGATTGTAAGGATTAGAAGAAATGAGCTCGCTCTTCTCCGCTCTCGAAAGCAACGACCTCAAACATTTGTGATAATTATACACCGAGCCTGCTGTTATTCTCGAGCATCGACCTTTGATTCTGCGCACAAAAGCGTCAAACTTATAGATGTTTTCAGGCGTGAAGTCGCACCAATCTGTCATACAGCCGAAAGCCTCAAGACGCTTTAATAATGTTCGATAGTGCTTGTACGTTCCGATTGTCACAGGCAGTTGCATAATTTCATGCTTCATCCACTCGATTGCAGTTTGCTTGTGCGTCACTTGCCACGCCTGCCGACGTACAGAAGCGATGTTGATTTCACGCCCTTCTTTTATGCAAGTATTAACGGCTCGCATAATGTTGTCAATAAGAATGCCGAGACGTTCATTGAAAGCATTAGCCTGCGGATGGTCAACAACTTTGTCAAATTGCCATTGACTCTCACGCACACGCACACCCGTATTAATATAATAAGGAATGCGATTCACGGTAACACGAATTTCAAGCGGTCCTTCGCCGCTTTTCGACCTTCTTCGATGGTCATAAACGACTGCTGTTGTAATCATACATTTGTCATTTGTGTTTCCCCGTGTTAGTCCACCATTTCTTAGGTGGGGAAACAATGGACTAACTTTTTCGCCAAAATCGCCTTATTTCGCCTTATTTCTACTTTTGCAGAAATTTCTTGAAACCCTTTATTTATCGGCTTTTTCCTTTGTTTTTCGGCATTTCCACCATCCTCTCAAAGTGATCCCGCCGGGAGGATATAAGGGGGTGAGATTTGGACGATTAAAGATTTTGTGGGGAAACGGGGGGGTTAATTTGGTTAGTTATCTCTTGTTTTTTAGGTTTTGTATTTCGTCTTTGATGGTGGCGAGTTCGCGGCGGAGTTCTTCGATTGTTTGGGTTTGAGATGCGACGAGCTGGATTAGCGAATCTGCCCATTTTGGTATGGCTTGATATTCCTCCGTTGGCTCTGCGGCTTGCTCATTTCCTATCATTTCTCCATTTCCATATATGAGCCATTCCTGATTGATTTCAGGGAACTTTTCACAGAAGGCTCTAAGAAAGCTATCATTGAAGAAAGGACTTCTTCCATGATATGCTCCTGATACGTTTTCCCTTGTCCTTCCGAGCTTGTTTGCGAGATCGGTTTTAGAATGATAAGCTCCAGAACTATATAAATAGTCGTATGCTTGCTGAAATCGTTCTATTTTATCCATTTTTATACGTTATAGTGTTAAGAAATCTTAAACTTTTCACGCTTTTTATCCACTTTCGGATAAATAACCCTATATTTGCATACGAAAAACGTATAAAAACGTATTCGGGCATAAAAATAGCCGTCGAACTCGGTGGAGTTCGTTGCAAAGGTAAGGAATTGCAAATATACGGCTATTTGCTCGAAAACGCATAAACAATAATAAAAGTTTAATAATTATTAACGAAATGACACTCGACAAAGAGACACGGAGAGAGCTGGCTGATCTTGTAGGTTCTGCCATAGCATCTGCAAAACAGGCACAGAATGAAAGGTATGTCACTGGCAAGCGGCTTTGTGAAATGTTCCAGATGTTTACACCATCACGCTTGAAGAGTTGGGGAGAAACGCTTCCAAGGATTCGCGCGACGTACGTCAGCGAGGACGGGAAATCGGAGCAAAGCGGATGGGCATACAACGTGGCGGCTATTCAGAAGATGATAGATAGGAATGAGCTGGTGTTAGTGATGAAGCCAAAAGACGAGTGCGTTTACAAGCCCAGCAAAAAGAGATAGGCTTAATGGGCTTAATGGGCGAGATGTGAGATTAACAATTAAAAATTAACAATTAAAAATTAAATATAGAGTATTATGAAAAATGAAGTTTTGAAGAACTGGCTGAGGTTAGCGGTCATCTTCGTATGTGTGATTGTTGCATTGGTGTTGCTTATGGCTGAGCCGAATGGTCCGTACTCAGGTTTGTCATGGTTTGGTATGCTTATAGCAACGAAACTCGGTGCAGTGGCTTGCGGGTTTATCGCTTACATGGAAGTGGAAAAATTGACGAGTGAAATAAAAAAATAAACAAAATGAAGTACGAAGGAAGAATATCACGCCTTCTTGAAGTCAGGGAAGGCACAAGTATGAGAACCGGTCAGCCTTGGAAGGCTTTGCCATTCATCTTTGAGTTTTTCGAGCAAGAGGAGGATAGATTTGCCAGCTTTGTGAAGCTCGAGACCTTTGACACGAAGGTGATGCAACAGATAGCTCCGTTCATTGCAAAGGACGAGAACGGAAAGGCCATTATAAAGGATGGCAGCATGGAGCTTTTGCAGAATGTGAACGTGCGGTGCGATTTCCGCCTGAACATAAACATCTTCAATGGAAAGATTTATAATGAGGTATTGCTGCGAGATATTGAAGTGCTGACGAAGGCAGAAGAAAAACCTAACGAGGAACCGACATCAGCGGCAATAAAAGACAACAGCTTTGCAGAATTAGAACTTGCTGACGATTTACCATTTTAGCGCAGTGGCGCACCCTGATTCCTCGACAAAGACGCAAAAGGGAAAGGCGTAGGGCACAGGAATGTAAGCAGCAACACCGGAACCTGCCAGGGGACTAACAGATAGCATGTCGTAAAGGCCTGCCGAAAGGCAAACGTTAATGAATAGAGATTGGCTGACTCTGCTGCTCACTGCTATCACACGGATGTTTGACTTTTTGAGAACAAAACGCATGACACGCGAAAGTAACTCGTAGTGCCGAAAGGCTGAGACCGAGCGAAGGGCGCGTGTGTAATACTTTAACAGCATGGCTTATGGCGATGCTGTAAAAATGAAAAAATGAAATAATAAAAAAATGAAATGGAAGCCGTGTAGCTCAGATGGACGAGCAAGACAGTAACCAATCTGTCGAGGACGGTGGTTCGAGTCCGCCCACGGCTACAAAGAGAAGTGTTTTTCATACAATATGTATTAATTAGTTTGTAAATAGGTGGCGGTTTTTCTCGCTGCGAAGCGTTCGCCATTGTTGCATAAAATGATTAAAGTTTTGTTATTGCAGCAGCCCGTCGTGAGATGCGCTGCTTTTCTATTGAATTATGATACGAATCAAAACGAATAATAACATCGTCGATATTAACATGACTGAGGCGGAGTTTGACGACCAGATGATGCGTGCTTCGGCTGTTATGAAGACGATGACGGGCATAGGTAACAACTCGGCTTGGGCGGCTTGCCTTGAAGCTCTCGACCATATCAAGCAGCACCCTCGCTATAAGCACGAGGTGAAGCGGGCATTTAATGCCGTCACGGATGAGTTCAAAGCCTACGAGCGAAACTTGCTACAAGCAAGCAGAAATAGACTCTTTCACGTTGCCGACATGATACCTGAGAGCCGCAAGCGTTACGGTGACATCACCGACCGCGAGTATTTCGACTATTGGGCTGCAAGCGGAGCCACCGTCTATGCTAACAAGCGCGAGTGGTTTATCAATCTTTGGAACAAGTTCCGGCTGTACTTCATCAATCACAAGGTGGCGCATCCAGACATCGCAGCGTGGGCAGTGGCGGCTGATATGGCTTTGAAGTTGTCGCTCACCATCTACGAGGAAAGTTGCAAGACGGTCAGCGAGAAGGTGCCGATTGCTTTGATAAAGGTCGTATATGCTCAGTTGAGCCTGGAGCGCGTGAGCAAGGCGTGGGGCAAAGCGACTGCACTATTGGAACCCGCCACGCAGTTGAACGATTACACGGAACTTGAGCAGAAGAACATACAACATGGACTTGACCAGCTTGAGGAACAGTGGACCGATACAAATAACATTGTCGGTGCTTTGAGTGATACTTCAGAGGCTTTCGACGAGATATTCAGAACTAAAGGCGAGCAGAAGAAAGCACTCAGGATGATTGCATCGCTTGCCGAATAGATATAAAAGGAACTATGACAGAAGAAGAGCAAAACAAACTACCTGCTATTGGAGAGGGTGAGCAGGTGCCGACATTTCTTGCGGGTGATAAGTGGTACGGCGTGGATGTGAGTCCGTACCGTTTGG